AATTGAAGAACAATCCGGTTGGAACAACATGGCAGTTGGAACAAGATCCAATCCAGATCGCAACTGGTTCTAACAAGGTTCGTATCTACGCACGTGATCATGGATTTGTTGAAAATGACACCGTGACACTTGACTTGTTCGACAAGATTCCTCTGCGATACATCCCAACCACTGGTCAGAATCCGCCACAAGTGGGTCAGTTACTACAAGCAGGAACTGGTGGTTCGAATGGATCTGCAACAATCTACGACGTGCAGCCAGCTGCAAATGGATCCGCTTGGGCATATGACATCAAAGTTACAAACTCAGCTGGACGATTTGATTCTCCATCTGGTGCAGCAATTCCAGTGGTTTCCCCTGCTTCCGTTAAAAAGGTCAACGATCCGATTCTGCTGCAGTCAGTGGGATCACAGATCAATGTCAACACAGGTTGGACCATTCCTCAGGTTACTGGTACACTGCAAGTTAATGACAATGCAAAGGTCATCAACAGTGTAGCTATCAACGCAACCGCATGGCCATCAGGAAACTACGGCGGTATCGATATCAACCTGCTACAAGGTTCTCATTCTATCGTAACGGTTGATTCACAAGACAGCTTCATCATTGCAGTTAGCCCATCAAATCCAGGTGCTGCATATGGTCGCTTCGGTGGTTTGACAGTTTCTGCAACTAACTTCTTCGAGAAATATGATATCTTCAACCTGGCAGGTTCCTACTTGTCATACAATGCAGATGAATCTTGGACACTGAGTGGAAAATACTACATTCCTTCTTGGTCTCCATCTGCTGGTTCTATCTCTGACTCTGCACCTGCGCCAACAATCAGCTTCATCCCGGGTGCAGATACATACTTGACCACGCCGCAGAAGATTCTGTCGAACGATAATACATCAATCAAGATTACTGCTTCGTTCAATAACACGAACCAGTATGTTTCCCCAATGATCCAAACTGACACATTCTCAGTTACCACGATTTCTAATCGTCTTGAGAAGTTGAATTCCACGAATTTCAACTTGGCACCAACGTCAGATTCCATTGGAACGATGCGTTTCCAGACTGAAACTTCGCCAGTTAATGGATCTGAACCTTACAAGTATGTTAGCCAGAATGTGATCTTGGCAAATCCAGCATCAGATCTTTCGATCTTCTTCGATGCTTACCTTGACCAGTCAGCAGACTTTGATGTGTATGTTAAATTCTTGTCACAATACGATACGAATACACTTGACTCAGCTCCATGGTTGAAGGTTCCGGGTCTCACTAAGACTTACAGCACAGGATTGAATGACAGAATCGAATATCAAATTGTCTGTTCTACTCAATTCGGCACCGCCTGGGGAACATATCCTACAGCATCTGTCGGAGTTGGTGATCCAAACTACATCCCTGTCTCAGGAAGGTCCTACAATCCATTCACTGCATTCAAGGTGAAGATTGTTGGTAAGGGCGGAAACTCTTGTAAGCCGCCTCTATTCAGAGCATTCCGTGGAGTTGCGGTGACCTAATGAGAATTAGCTCCAAGATTAGAGATCACAAAGATCTAGTACGCCCAGCAGTTGGAGGCGGAGTGGTAAATACTAACCGTGAGGAATGGCTGAAAGCCAAACGACGTTTAGAACAAGTAGAAAAACAAAAACAACTTGAGACACGAGTATCAGCACTAGAAGGGAAACTTGATCTGATTATCGGATTGCTCCAAAAGGACAAATGAAATGGACGAAGAACTAACAATTGAAGAAAGACTCAACAGACTTGAGGAAATAGCTTCAGGAGTTCCCGAGCGCGAAAAGAAACTGCTTCTGTTACAATCGAAAGGCGCAACAATCATTGATACACTTGGACAGATAGTTGGGATGATTGAATCCCTGCAGGATCAGTTGGGAGATTGTAATGGCGTACAGTCCAAGAATCAACAGTAAACAAACTCTCAAAGATTATGTAATGCGATCACTGGGTGCACCAGTGCTACAAATCAACATGGCTGATGTGCAGGTTGAGGACCGTATCGACGATGCACTTGAGATGTTTTGGCAGTATCATGCTGATGGTGTCCGTAGAATCTTTTACAAACATCAAATCACATCTGGTGATATCACCAACAAAGGCATCACACTCCCAAAGAATGTGATGTCTGTCTTGCGTGTGATGCCAGTGGACGGCCAAGATATCTTGTCTGTCAACAATCTGCAGTATGTGATGTATATCACTGACATCATGGACATTCGTCGATTCAACGGTGAAGGTCTTTCTACCTACGCTAACACAATGTCATACTTGAATACGATCCAAGATCTTTTCGGGTATGAGAAAGTTGTTGAATTCAACATGCATGATCATTTTCTTGAAATGCAATCAGATTGGGGCATGGTCCATGTTGGCGATTGGTTCTTGGTTGAATGTTATGTCTTCATTGATCCAACTACATACAACGACACTTGGAACAATTACTGGTTGAAGCAATATGTTGTGGCCCTTTGCAAGAAGCAATGGGGTTGGAACTTGATGAAGTACACAAACAACGTTCTGCCAGGCGGAGTCAACATCAACGCCGAAGGCATCTACAACGAAGGTAAAGCCGACGTTGAAACTTTAGAACAAAGACTCAGAGATGAATTTGAAGAGCCCGTCGACATGTACATGGGATAAGAGGATGAAGACTTTCACAGAATTTCTAAGCGAAGCTAAAGAGATCCCACACAATAATGCCAATGAGGATTTCAATCCATACCCAACTTTTGGTTTGAATAACACCTATACACATATCTTTCGCGACAAGGGAGATGCTAAGAAACATATTGAAAAAGTTAAAAGTATGGGCGAAAAGAAATTTGATACTGCACGAATGGGTGATAAATTCGTGGTCACGCACAACACATATGTAGAGAAGTAATGGCACTCAATCGCTACACGGAATGGACTACCAATCAAAATGAGCAGGAGTTGTTCGAGCAATTAGCTATCGAGCATATCCAGATGTATGGATACAATGTCTGGTACATCCCTCGTACAATCATCACTCAAGATGATATTCTTGGTGAAGATCTAGCTTCTGTTTTCAAGTCTGCACACCAAATTGAAGTATTGATGCCCAATGCAGGAAACTTTGGTGGTGAACAAGATATCATGTCGAAGTTTGGTTTTCGAATCAACCAAACGACAGAATTCATGATGTCAAAGAAACGATTTGCTGAGCTAGGCCTTCCAGGGTATATTCGACCACATGAGGGCGATCTGATTTACATTGGTGACATTACAAATTCGATTGCGTCTTTTGGAAACTCTATCTTCGAGATCAATCAAGTTTGGTACGACTGGCCAGGATATCAATTCGGTAAGAATCACATCTACAAATTGGTATGTGAACTATTCTCATTCTCTTGGGAGAAGTTCCGTACAGGACTCAAGGCTATCGATATCATCGAACCATATGCAGGTGGAGATGGAACTTCTGCAGGTCAAGACGCAGGTTCACTCAATAATCCAGCCGCGGTTGAAGCTGAGCCACTTGTCAAATTTGATACTGGTAATCCATTCAACAACTTCAAATCAAATCCATTTGGTGGTGTGTAATGGAACAGCAAGTTTTTGGACGAGATTACTTCTACTACTCTACACAGAGGCAACTCGTCGTGGCATTTGCCACGATTTTTGATGGATTACAAATCAAAGATGGATTCAATCGTTTGATCAATGTACCGATACACTATGCGCCAAGACAGAAGTGGCTAGAAAATCTGCAAAACAACCCAAACATGGATACTCGTGATTATGATATCACGCTTCCACGTATGGCGTTTGAATTTCTTTCGATGCAGTTTGATTCAAACCGTCATACTAATCCGATGAATCGAATTGATGACGTTCTAACAGATAATGAAGAAGATGTGAAGAGTTACATGTATAACCGTGTTCCATACAACTGGAACGTGGCAGTGTATGTAGCAACTGAGAGATTCGAACATCTACTTCAAATCATTGAGCAGATTGTTCCCTTCTTCACACCAGAGTTAAATATCACGTTGAAGGACATTGATAACTTCAATTTAGAAACTAACATCCCTGTAATTTTGAATGCAATCGATTACAATATCGATTATGAAGGAACATTCGACAACCAGCGTATCATTTCTGCAACACTGCAGTTTACAATCAAAGGTTATCAGTATTCGAATATTCGTGTCTTGAATCGAATCAAGACAGCTATCACAACTTTCCATAATGCTGATTATGATAGAGTTTATGAAAGAATGATGTCCCAAGTTGAACCACAAACAGCCAACAAATCTGATCAATACACAATTGTTG